GCCTGCCGCCGCGCCGCCAGAAGTTGCCAGCCCTGCGCTCGGCCCCAACCCGCTGAGCGCGCCGCCCGCGCCGAACGTGTTGCCAGCGGCCGACAAATTGGTGCCCGTGAGGTTTTGCAGCCCCGCAGTCGCCCCAGTGGCTCCTAGCAAGTTGCTCTCTCCGTAGGAGGTGAGTCCCTGCACCACGCCTTGCGCCAAGTTCCCGTTTTGCGCGACCGAGTTTGCCCCGAGCAGCCCGGCCGTGACCATCGGGGGCACGCCGACCGCTGCGCCAGCGGTGGTGATGATTGCCTGCGCGATTGGGGAGGAAGCGATTGATGCGCCGAGGTCCGACACCGCGTTGGAAACTGATTGCGTGACTTGCGAAACGAACCCCATGGCTAACTCCTTGTGTAAAGCACCAACTCGTAGGTGCGGTCGATGCCTTGGTCAATGCGGCTGTAACGATGCGGCGTGCGCAAAAATGCAGCAATTTCGTTGATGCGCGGATTGTCGTGGTACGTCACCATGCGGCTGAACCGCCCGGCCAACGCCGCCGCCATGTCGTCCACCGTCTTCACCAGCACCCGGCCGTCGCCCGCATTGAAGCAATGGAATTCGGCCGTAAAGTCGCCCCGGTCTCGGAAAACGGCAAAGCATAGGTCTGCGTCGAAATGCTCGCCTCCGCCGTCTAAGTATGCCTGAATTGCCTTGCGAGCATCCTCGCGCGAGTACTCGCGGTTGGCGTGATTCTTGGTGAAATCAGCTTCGAAAATTTCCCAAAGCGTCATGCGGACACCCATTTTGTTCCGTTGTCGAAGACCGGAGTCACCACGCTCCCCCCGCCCGTGAGCGTGCCGAGGAACGTGGGCGAGACCGCGTCCGTCACGTACGTGCGCCGCCCCACGGTGCCGGCGGCCGGGAGCGTTGCGACCGTGTACCCCTGGAACGCGGTGTTGAGCTTCAGCACCGTCGACAAAATCGACTGCACGCTCACAATCCAACGCACCCACGGCATCATTGGCCCCGTCCCGTTCTTGTCGAAGGGCGAACTTACGGGAGGAGGCGTAATCGCGAGGGTCATGGTTGCGGTTCAGAATATGAGCTTGCGGAGCCCTTAATTATCGTGAACTTCACCGGGTCGGTCATGGTGAACATGAAAACAAAGTCGCGCGCCGACCCCAGGCGGCGCCAAAGCACCCGGGGCGCCAAGTATTGGCCCACAGCGCCAATGGACGCGGTGCGGGTGATAGGGAAGGTGCGTCCCCCGTCTTTGCTCACTTGCATGGTGATTGTGGGCGCTGAGCCTTGCCCGGCTTGCAGCCCGATTCCGGTTTCCATGTCCAGCCACAGCTGCGCGATTCCGAGCACGTTGCCGTCGGCGTGGATGTGGCGGGAGGCGACTTGGCGCTTGATCACTTGGCCGTTGTCCGTGTAATTCAGCGTGGAGAGCTGGTAGATGTTGCCGGTGGTCGAATCTGCTATGTAATTCTGCGAATTGAACGCGATGCCGAGGTTGCCAAAGTGCCGCGCCAGCAACGCGGTGCCCGTTTGCACCTCCTGCCACAAATTGGTGAGCGAGTCGTACAGAAAAGAACGATTGGCGGTGGGGAAGTTGATCTGATACATCGGGTGCCCCGCGACGATGTACGCGTACCCGGTCGCGTCCGCAATCGTGCTGAAGCTCGCCATCAGGTCCTCAATGTCGCTCGTGCTCACGCGCGTCGGGGTGTACCCGTTGAGCATCATCACTTGCACCCCGCCTTGCGGGTTTTGCCCGAGGAAAATCATCGAATTGTTCAGGAACGCGCGGCTGTAAACGGCGGCCAACCCCCACGTCTGCGTCGCGCCCGTTATGCGCCCGAACGGGTTGGGCGAGGTGCCCGCGTTTTGCCAGAACTCGGTCGTCTGCGCGCCCCACAACACAATCGCGCCGTTGAGCACGTCCAGCGCGACGAGCAAGTCGGAGCTGTTTTCCTTGGTGAAGTAATTCGGCAAGGAGCTCGCCGTCCAAAGCGTGAAGTCGTAAAAACCACTCACATACGCCTGCCGCGTATTCGGACGGTTCACGATTCCGTACCCGTCCATGAAGGCGGCGGCCGTCGCGCCGTTGGGGAAATTTGCGTCCGCCGTGATGCGGCCGAAGGAGCCGGCCGTGTTCAAGGCGGTTTGGTTATACGTGCCCGTCACGAGCGTGTACACCCAGCCGTACGTGCCGTCCACAATCAGGATTTGCACCCCGTTGTCGGCCATGGACACAAGCGTGTTGGTGCCGGTGTTCATGGCGCCGAGCGCTGTGACCACGCCGGCCGTCGTCACCGAATAAAAAGCTTGCCCGGCGCACACGTAGAGCACGCCGTTCACTTGCCTCCAGCCACGAATTGGATAAGTCGGCAGCGTCACGAACAGCACCGACCCCGGGGTGCCGCGAATGATCACCTGCGCCTTGTCGCCGTCCTGGCGGGTGTCGAAAAAACAGTTGAGCCGGCGTTGCCGCGACACCGCCGACGAGTAGGCGTTAATCCCGCCCCCGAAGAGCGGTATGGCCTTCATCCTCCGGACCCGTATTCGTTGGGTTGGAAGTACAGCGCGGTCGTCTCGGGCGACTTTTGCTGCGCAATCGCGAGCGCGTCGGCGTAGGCGGCTTGATGCGCGGGGGTCCAAGGCGCCGTGAACATCGGCGCAATTTGCTTGCTCAACCCCCAAGAGAGCGCCAGGAACCACTCCTGCGGGTACTCGAAGTTGTCGGAAGGCGCCAGAACGTCTTGCACAGGCTCCATGAACGTGATGACAAAATACTTGGTCACATCCTGCGCCACCGCGATGTCGGTGTAGATGTTCGTGTACCCCAGCTGCTCCTCGAAGTAAAATGCCGTCGGGTCGCCCGTGTTCGTCGGGTCCATCTTGTTGGACAGAAAGTCGTATTCCTCGGACGTCAACTTGTTCATCGGCGTGTCGCTGTTCGAGTTGTCGCGCAGCACGACCGCAGAAACGTTCAGGGGTGCTTGCGCAATCGTCGTGAACGCGAACACCTGCGCACCCGAGTTCACCGCGCTCGGGAGTGCGGCCGTGAGCGTCACGACCGGGAGCGCGACGGCCGCAATGGTCGTCCAATACAAGCTGCCCGTCGCAATCTGAATTCCGATGTACATGCCGGGCGAGACGAGCGTGCCGACGGGGATGCTGATGGACGTCGCAGCCGCAGCGGACGCGGCAGTCGTGTTCACGTCCACCGGCGTGTTCACGGTCCAGCCGGTCGTGCAACTCGGCCCGAGGGCGTAAGGGCCCACCGTTTGCTTCAGGAACATTGCACCCCGGCGGCGCGTCCACACCTTCAGCCCCGGCGCAAAGTCCGTCTTGCCCATCCATTGCTTCATCAGCATGTTGAGCTTGAACGCGATGTCTGTTATCTCTTGCGCGGTGGGGGCTTCCGTCTCGTCCAGCCGGCCGATGTTGAGCATCGCGTCACGAATGATCTGATCGCGCGTGACGGTGAACGAATAGCTGCCGGAGGTGCTCATTCTACGCTCCCATAATCCTTCAGCCCGAGCTCGTGCGCCACAAGATGCTCAATCAGCATCGCGAACCTGTGCTCACGGCGGTAGGGGGCTTTGGGGTCGTCGCCCGGTTCGCCCTCACCCTTAAAGTTGAAGTCAAAACTATCAACCTGCTCCTGCGTTACGCCGCGCTGCTTGCACAGCCACACCTCAATCAACTCGTGCAAAGCAATCAAGAACTGATGATTTTCGCATTCTGCAGGGTCCAACGCCGTGCCAAACTGCTCGCTGACTCGAATTTGCAGCGCTCCTGCCTCGTCGTAGAACCAATCGCCCCACGTGTCGTAGCGTTGCTGGCTCTGAGGAATGGGTTGGATGTTGATTTTCATATCAAGCCGCCTTCTTCAGGGGTTTGGCGTGGTACTTTAGGATTTTGCCCACGGTGGCCCAAACTTCTTGGCCGGAGATGTCGGCTTGGCATTGCGCGGTGCCGGTTTCCTTGTCCTGCTTGCAGTGGTCCCATCCGTAGTGCAGCTGGTGGCAAGCAGGCACGTCCTCGGTCCTGCCCGGGCAAATTGTGGCCTTCGAGGCGAGCGGGTGCACGTTCACCCAGTCTCGCGTTAAGTTTTCGTGCGTCGAGTGCGACAAGAACACGATTTTCGGCACAGCCATGTTTGCGGACGCGTTCAGCACGCCCGTTTCCGGCCCGATCACGAGGTCGCACTCGGCTAGGAACGCGAGAGACTGGCGTATCGACCACTTGCCGCAAGTGCGCGTGACGCGCGGCTCCTGCTCCCAGCCCTGCTCCAACAACACGCACTCCGGCCCGCCCACGAGCACGACGTGAGACTCTGGCACAGACACCATGAACGAGGCGACGATGTTGTCTAGGTAAGGCCACGTCTTGTGCACCGACGACCCTGCGAGCGACCACATCACGACGAACTCTGCGTTCATTTTTGCGCGCGTCTTTTTTGCCCACGCCTTTTCCTCGTCCGTCGCGTAAAACTTCACGGCCGGCGCGTGCCCCTCGACGCCGCCGAGTTCGTGCTGGAACGCAACGTAGTTCTCGTTCATGCGCTTGTGCCGCATCATCGGGCTCCACCCATGCGCTGTGCGCCCGGGCATGGCGAGGAAGGTGCCTTCGACCGACTCCGACAAATTCACCCAACGGTCGTACAGCGGCTTGTGCGCGTTCCAGAAGTCGACGAGGTTGGCGTTGGGGACTTGGTCCTTGTCGAACAAGACGAGCTTGTCGATGTTGGGGTCGTGCTCGATGACGGCCGCCCCGGGCAAAGAGCTGAACACCGTGACATGGAAGCCCTCCGCCTTCAGCGCGGCCCAAACGCTCGACGACTGCATCAGGTCCCCGAACGCCCCATACCGCACGACGCACGCGGTCTTCGCGGGCCGAGGGTCTGCGTACGAGCGGCTCTGGCGCTTGCCGTCCAACTTGCGGAACACCATGAAGAACGAATACTCGTCGTCTTGCGCGCGCTTTTGGCACTCCACCAAGTCCCACCCGCCCAGCTCCTGCATCCAGCCCTCGACGAGCTTCTCGTTCAAGTTG